GCTCAGGGTTGTCAGGTGTTGATAATCCTATTGTTTCAGCAACAGTACCAACAACACAAAGCGACGGATCAAGTGCGCTTGTGGATGGTGACCTTTGGATTAGTACAGCAGATCTTGAAGAGTTTCCTAAGGTGTATGTTTATGATACAACAATGCCAACTCCAACAGGTTGGGTACTACTAGATAGTTCAGATCAAACAACTGAAAACGGTGTGTTATTTGCAGATGCACGTTGGGCAACTGCTGGTTCAGACAGTGATGCAGCAACAATTGACGAGTTAGCTCAAAGTAATTACTTAGATCCAGATGCTCCAGATCCAGCACTATATCCAAAAGGTATGGTATTATGGAATTTACGTAGAAGTGGATTTAACGTTAAAAAGTTTGTACGCAATTATGTTGACACAACAGCAAATAACGAAAGATTATCAGGCGATCCGAGCATGGCAGCTTACTATCCACACCGTTGGGTTACAGAGTCAGCTAACCAAGCAGACGGCGCAGGTAGCTTTGGACGTAAAGCACAGCGTAAAGTTGTTGTACAGCAAATGCAAGCAATTATTAACAACAACGATGAAATCCGTGATTCAGAAGCTAGACTATTTAACATTATGGCAACTCCAAGTTATCCTGAACTAATCGGTGAAATGGTAACTCTAAATGTTGATAGAGGATTAAGTGCATTTATCATAGGCGACTCACCTATGAGACTAACACCTGATGCAACTTCATTAAATGAATGGGCAACTAACGTTAACTCAGCAGTTGAAGACAATGATGATGGATTAGTTAGCAACGATGAATACCTAGCAGTATTTTATCCAAGTGGCTTTAGCAGTGACAACTTTGGCAACAACATTGTTGTTCCGCCAAGTCATATGATGCTAAGAACAATGGCACTTAGTGATAATGTTAGCTTCCCATGGTTTGCACCAGCAGGTACAAGACGTGGTGGAATTTCAAACGCTACTTCTACAGGCTACATTAATAATGAAGGCGAGTTTGTAAGTATTGCATTGAACGAAGGTCAAAGAGACACATTGTACTCGAATAGTGTAAACCCAATTACATTTATTACAGGTGCAGGACTTGTTAACTTTGGTCAAAAGACTCGTGCAAGAAATGCAAGTGCGCTAGATAGAATCAATGTAGCAAGACTAGTTGTTTACTTACGTAGTCAACTTAATAAACTTGCAAAGCCGTTTATCTTTGAACCAAATGATAAGATCACACGTGATGAGATTAAAACAGCAGCAGAAAGTTTACTACTAGAACTTACTGGTCTAAGAGCAGTTAACGACTTCTTAGTTGTATGTGATGAAACAAACAACACACCAGCTAGAATTGACCGTAACGAGCTTTACTTAGATATCGCAATTGAACCAATCAAGGCAGTTGAATTTATTTACATTCCACTACGCTTGAAGAATACAGGAGAGATTGCAGGTCTTTAATACATGAAATGGACCCCTGAAAAATGGGGTCCATAAAATGATAAATACTTGCGTACAGGAGTAAAATATGGCAATTTCAACACTTTCAAAAATTACAGTGCCACTGGACGGTGGAGGAGGCAATCAAACGCAAGGTTTGTTGATGCCAAAACTTCAGTACCGTTTTAGAGTGTCACTAACAAACTTTGGACTAGGCGGTGCAACAACTGAACTTACAAAGCAAGTTATGGATGTCACTCGTCCAACAGTGAACTTCGAAGAAATTGAACTTCCTGTTTACAACTCACGTGTATACCTAACTGGTAAGCCAGCATGGGATCCAATTACACTAAACTTACGTGAAGATGTAAACAATAATGTTCAAAAATTAGTCGGTGAGCAAATCCAAAAGCAATTCGACTTCTTCGAACAAGCTAGTGCTCCATCAGGTATTGACTATAAATTCACAACTAAAATTGAAATTTTAGACGGTGGTAACGGCAATACAGATGTAGGAGTTTTGGACACATTCGAATTATATGGTTGTTTTGTACAAAATGCTAATTACAATTCTTTAGCATATGCAACAAACGATCCAGTTTCAGTTACACTTGCTATTCGTTATGATAACGCAGTGCAAACAGTTGGTGGAGGCATTAGTGCTGAATCTATCCCAACTGGCGGCGGTTCATTATCAACAGGTTCAGGTTAATAGAATAAAAATAACTTTAAAAAGGAGCCAAAGGGCTCCTTTTTTATTATCTGCGTAGTTAATTTAATAAGATAAATATTAGTATGGCAAAGACTACGAAATACGGCGCAACTAACCAAAAAGGTAATGTTTCTTTAGCAGACTATTGGCACGGTCAACATACATTTGTTGACGGTTTTTACAGACTTGCCCCGAAACATAAGTTTTTATATCATGTAAGTTTTACAATTAATAGTGCAGTAGCAGGCGGTTTTGTAGAAAAACACGGCAATGAAATAAGTCTGTTAGCTAAAAGAGCAGACTTACCTAAATTTGATATTGATACTAATGTTGTACAACAGTATAATAGGAAAAAAGTTGTACAAACTAGAATAGATTATTCTCCTATTACCATTACATTACACGATGATAATGAAGGTGTTAGCACACGTATGTGGCAAGCATATTATGATTATTATTATGCAGATACACAAGCAAAGTTCCCTGCAAATAATGTTTACAAGCCTATGATGGAAGGATTAAAATACGGATTTGATAATGGAAGCGATGAACCTTTCTTTACACAAATTAGTATTAGTGAATTGTCTAGACATACACATCATACAGCACACTTAATATTACCTAAAATAACAAGTTGGCAACATGATAGTGTTGATGCTAGTGGAGCATCAGAAGTAATGGAAAGCACAATGCAAGTTGCATACGAATCTGTTAAGTATGAAACAGGTGATATTGTTGAAGGCGAATCGCCTAAAGGATTTGCTACAGGCGAACATTACGATCAAGAAAAAAGTTTTTCTGGTTTGAATAGTAGTAGTGCTAACGAAGTAGGTTCAACTGTTAACAACTTACCTGCAAAATTTGATAGTAAATTATACACAGTGCATGATCCAAAATATTCTATAATTAATGACGAATCTGTTTTTGAATATCAAGATACAAAAGATAAATCACTAGAAGGTTTACGCCCTAACGGTTTAGAATTAACATTTAGTGAAGAAGATTCAAAAAATAATATAGGTATCAATGGTGTGTTTTTTGCAAGTCCTAAGCATTCAAAAGAAACAACTATTGCTTCTCAAAAAAAATTAAGTGATAGAGTGTATGACAGCAATTTTCTTATTAGTAAGTTAAATCAAAATACAAGTCTCAAAAATAGTATTGTAGAACAATATTATTTCCTAGAAACAAGAGAAAGAAACTTTAATTCTATTTCAAGTGATCTAAAGGACTATTATACAAATGAATTTTTCGAAAACTTAAGAAACAACAATCCAAAATCTATAAGTATAGCAAGTAAAGCAGTAAGCAGGATTTAATAATGTCAGTAGATCAAAAAAAGTTTTTTGATAATTATTTTACCAAAGAATTATCATTTCCAAGTAGTCAAGTAGATGCAGTTATAGCGTTTTTTGAAAAAAGAGGTTTTGAACAAACTAGTGCAGCAAGTGTAGCAGCAGTGTTACTAAAACAAGCAAAACTAGATAACATTCCAGTATTCCAATTACTCGAAAGCCTAGGAAATCTAGATCAGTTAAAATTGAATAAAATTGTATTAGAAGTTATAAATGCAAACTCTCCAAGAACACGAGAGTTAGGAGTAAAAACTAATACAGTGTACAATACTAACGAATCGAGAAACATAGTTGTATAATGAAATATGTACAAGGCAAATTCACCCTAAAAAATCCTGAAAAATATATGGGAAATAAAACTCCTACTTATAGAAGTAGTTGGGAATTTGCTTTTATGAGATTTTGTGATCAACATCCTAGTGTATCTAAATGGGCAAGTGAAGCTATAAAAATTCCTTATAGAAATCCATTAACAGGAAAACAAACAATATATGTACCTGATTTTTTTATGGTGTATGCTGATTCTAAAGGTAGACAACACGTAGAACTTATAGAAGTAAAACCAAAAAATCAAGCTCTAAAAGAAAAAACAGGCCGTAGTCAAAAAAATAAAGCACATTGGATATTGAATCAAGCAAAATGGGAAGCAGCTAGAGCGTATTGTAGTCAACAAGGAATACGCTTTAGGGTGGTTACGGAAGATGATATTTTCCACAACGGAAAAAGATAAATAGTTATAGTAGCATTTAATGGATCGACTATGACAAAAAAACTTGAAGAATTGTTAGATTTGCCTGACAGTAAAGAAATGATTAAACAGGCAGAAGAACAAGAAAAAGAACAACAAAAATACGATGTAGCTCAAGAACAAACTTTCCGTGATATGGCAGAGTTTGATAAGATAGCTGCTGCTTTACCAGCAGTAAAAGGACTTGGCGAATTAGCAGATAAAGAACTTAATGAAGTTGCAGATAAAGCAATGCAAGCATATGATGACTTAATGGATTTAGGTATGAATGTAGAAAGTCGCTACAGTGGTAGAATTATGGAAGTTGCAGGCAATATGCTGAAGACAGGGCTGGATGCTAAAGTTGCAAAACTAGATAAAAAACTTAAAATGGTAGAACTGCAACTGAAAAAAGAAAAAATGGATCGAGATGCATCTCCAAACGATGGCGAGATTGTAAGCGGAGAAGGCTATGTTGTCACAGATAGAAACAGTCCGCTCGAACGCTTAAAAGGCATTGATAAGGATAAATAATATATAAGTATAGGAAATGCAAGATGAAATCTTTTGTAGAATATTTAACAGAATCTAAAAAAACATATGATTTTAAAATTGGAGTAGCAGGTGACCTTGCTGAAGGGTTTGCAGACACATTAGAAACTTGTTTGCAAAAATATTCTTTAGCTAATATTTCTGCAGGTAAGAAAACACCAATTCAAGAACGTCCATTAGATTTCCCGCAGTTAGAAAATGTAGAAGTTACATACTGGGATGTTGAAGTAAATTATCCAACAACTGTGCAAATGATGGAAGAATATCTTTCACATACTTGTGGAGTATCTCCAGCATATGTAATTGTACGTGATCCAGCAGCACCGCAAGAAGAATACCAAGAGAAAAAAGATGAAGGACCATATGAGCCAATACTAGGCAAAGATGATATGGGAGGCGAAAGCGCTCAAGAATCAGTAGCAGGCAACAGGGTAATGGATTTACTAAAAGAATTAGAAACAGCTCGTAAAGAAAGAGAAAACGATCCGTTGCAAGGCACACCAGCAGGCGAGTCGCAAGATATTGCTGAAACAGAAAATACAACAAGTGTTGTAGGGAGTTAAAAAATGGATATGAATAAATTATTAGCTGATTTAAACAGCATTGAAAAAGGTACTTACGAAGGTCCTGCAACTCAAGAAAAAAATGAAATGAAAACAATACTAGAATCTTTAAAGGCAGTAAATGAAGGTCCTATGGATATGGCACCGTCAATGGCAGCTCCAAG